CAGTCTGGAGTCTTGCAAGTTCTAGTTCGTGTTTCTTGTCGGACTTGTCTTGGAAGAATCCTAATAGACTAGGCAAACCACCTGTAAGAAAAGAAATAAGTGTAGTGAATAAAGTAATCATTTTTTACCCTTTATAGCCCCAAGTAACATACCAAGCAATGATTGCAGCCAACGCATAGCACATCCACATAACTCTACGCACTTCTGCCAAATCTTTTCTAAACTCATTTTCTATTTCTTTCTCTTGTTTTTCAATCTTAGATTTTATGGTTTCTACTTCTGACCATCGTTTTTGACCATGATGTTTCACAAAGTCTTTTTTGACTTGTTCTTCTTGTAGTCTTATATCTTCTTGTTTTTGCCATTGCATCATGGCTCGTTTGAAATACTGCTCTTTTAGAACTTCTACTTCTCTGATCTGCCTTCTGCGTTCTAAGGCTTTTTGTTGTGCTACCGAGGCTGCTTCTTTTTGTACATCCTCAATAGACGATCCTATAGCTTTACCAGCTTCTTTACCTGTCTTTACGCTTTCGCTAAAAGACTTTGCACCCTCCAAAAATCCAAATTGATCGGACATAGTTCATAGGCTTAATTTAATTTCAAAACAAGAGAAAGTAGGATAGCAATGATAAAAGCAGCAGAACCTATTAGTATTTGCTCTAATCGCTTTAACCTAGCATTAATACCTGTATAGCGTTCAGCACACACAGCTTCATGGGCTGATAAAGCTGCCTCGTTTTTATCTATTGTTGTCATTTCAATCCCATGCTTTCTCTAATCTTGGTTGCAGATATATCTGTTATGGTTTTATCAAAGGTTTCTTGTTCAATCTTGTAGCCTACATCTCTGCCGTAGGTGATGTTTGTAATATTAGGAACGACCTGTATCTCGTACTGACCTTGGAATAGTGGGTCTAAGTCTCTCTTAATATTAGATTTTACTTGCTCTATTGCAAATGGGTTACTACCTTGCCAGCCCTGACAATCACGAATCTGTATGACTACTTGACCTGTCTTAGCAATAGCTTTCTCAAATAATGCTCTGTGTCCTTTGTGCCAAGGCTGCCATCTGCCTAGCATCTGTACTGTTTCTTTCTGCCAATCAAAGGTAGGTCTGCGTCTGTCCTCGATAATGTGATTGCCAATAAATTCAGCCCACTTTTCGCAGTTTTTCTCGGTTACTCTAAAGTCATAGACTGTTGGTGGGATAAAGGCTTTGTTGGTATCTTCGTACCGACCAGCATCAATGGTATCCATCCAGATAGTCCAATCAGCTTTGAAGTTATTACGCATCTCAACAAGGGGTGCTACAAAGTCGCAGATCACATAATCACCGCCAGCTTCTAACGCAAATTGAGCCATGCGTAGGGATTGACGGATTCTGCCTTCGTTGGAGAAATCCCAATCGTTGTACTTCTTACGCACTTCATCAGCGTTAAACCAATTAACTTGTGCGTTAAAGCTAGTAAAGGATTCTCCGTAATCTTTGCGAGTACCATTTAATTCTAAATACTTCTTTAGGGCTTGGGCTAGATAAGTCTTACCAGAGCCAGGTAAACCCATAATCAGTATTTTCTTCATTTATCTCTCTAAGTTATCGTTTCTAATGGTACTTCGGTCTGTTCCTGCTCTGTTTAATATCGTGGTATTTGCACGATTACCTTCGTCATAAGCATATACACCCATCTGATGAATTGGGAATATATCTGCTCGTAACATACAGTCTAAAGAACTATTAATACCATATTTTAATACATGAGCAAGCATATTCTTTGCTACCGCAGGGTCTATAGAGTAAGAGTGCGCCCTACACATAAAATGATAATTTATTCCCATCGAACCATGTGGCGGGGTTGGCAACACCTTCCAGTTTTGCTTTACTTGCTCATTACAGCCTAGGTACGAAATAGAGTTATACATAGTATGTTCACGATAAGGTGCAACCATAATAGCGTCATGCTCTAAAACAACTAATGGCACATCATCTTCTACACATTTTGCCCACAAACTAATATGGGATAAAGCACAAGCCACTTCTGACCTAGTTAAAAAATGGTCTGAAATCTTTACCATTTTCATAAAAGGATTTAAGTTTTCAGGTGGATGAATGCCATCCTTTGTTCCGTCAAACGCATCCCAATACTGATACTTCATCCCAACTTTATCGCATGAATCTGCACATCGTTTAGCTAATGACTCCGATAATTCGTGTCCTTTTAACCTAATAATGTACGCACCGCTAACCTTTACATCATAAGAAAAAAATAAGGATTTCAAATTAAAGCGTCAAGTTCGTCATGCGTTGTACAGGCATCAATAGCAGCTTGCTTTGGTGCAACAGCATCTTTAGCAACTTGTAGTGCTACTGGGTCATAAGTAGAAGGATTATTGGCTTGTTGTCTAAACAGCATATTAAATGTCATTTGTGCCTGTTGTTTCATCTGTTCTTTGCGAGATTCAACAGTTACATCGGCAACTCCATAAACAATTTCTACAGGGTCTTTGGTCAAATCAAAGGTGTGTCCTGTGTAATATTGGCGATGTGGAGTAATAGCGGGTCTTACCTCAATAGCAGTTTTCCAGCCAGGTCTGCTGTCTGGCGGTGTATCCCAAACATCTTTAACTTTACCATTTTCAATGCGAATATTTAAACTCATTTGATTCTCCTTACTTGTTCCTTAAATTCACCAGTTACTTTAGCCAATGGGGTATCCCAATCACCAAATTTCTCTTGCCTAAACAGCCTGACATTACGATACCAAATGCTAGATTCTTTTCCGTCAGCCCATAAATAATAAGGCAATACAGGGCTAATAATCCAAGTTTCTTTACCCATTGCTGCTGCTAAATGTGCAACCGATGTGCAAGAACTAATGACTTTATCCACGCTTTCAATGACCGCTTTAGTGTGTAACCAATTGTCTAGACAGGGTTTTTGCACATGGTTAGGAATATTGTCTATCCCTACATCCCGTTGCAGACTGACTAATTCTGCTGGTATTGTAAACAAAGGCGCTGGGTCAAATACCCGATTATGTTCATGCTCAAAGCGTGGATTGCCTTGCCACCGAAGTCCAATCTTGCCGTTAGGTTTAATCGTCTTGCAAGGGATATAAGGTGCGTTATTGACTGTCAAAAAGCTAAGATAGCCTGACATTCCTAACACATGGTAGTCATGGTAAACACCGCCAGCAGCCATAGATTCGACTACCGCAGATACCCCATCCACCAACATCATTAGACCAGCCAATTCAGGCATACAGGAAACCACACAGACACCGCCACGGCTGACAATCTCTCTTGCCCACCTAGCAGCGTGTATTTGGTCTCCTCGACCACCTTCTAATACCAATAAGACAACTTCTCCATTTAAAGGTCTGCCGTCATATTTTGGCATAGACGAGGGGTTAGGATTACCAAAGATTTCCTCGTTACGACCTCTATCTAATAGTTCAAAACCTTCTTTAAGGTTGCCATGTCTTAGTGCGTACCAACCACGATTAAAAGCTGCTCTATCGTCATTTGGTCTTGTTTCTAAAAGGATTCTGCACATAGCTTCAGAAGTTTCAAACTCGCCACGCATGGCAGCTTCTACTTGAAAGTCTAATATGTCTTTTTTAGGTTCTGTTTCGCCCTTCCAAAACTTAGGTGCTTGAAATCTGTACTCAAACTCTCCTAAAACTTCTTTAGAAGATGTGCGTGTATTCTTTAGTTCAGGATTAACATCGTGTAGCCCAACAATACCCCAAGCATTTTCATCATCTTCCGCTACCGACTTACCATCAATGTTGTTGAAGTCGTGGGCAAATGGCTGTAGATTCCAAAAGGCTTCTATTTTAGTAACAACCGCTTGTGGTTCAGCCATTAACTCATCGTAATCAACAAACAGGATGTTTTCAGGATGTTCTGTATATCCTTCGTGCAGGGCAGAGTAAGAACTTCTAAGGTGTTCTATTAGGTGTCCATTACAAAACTCAGCAAGGTTTTCAGGTTTAGCAATTTTGGCAAAGGATGCTGCACAGGTAGCCACATCTCTAACAGTAGCCACAATTCTTACAGGTGAGCCTAAAACTTTACCCATTGTTTTTTGAATCTGTGGTGTTACCCATCCCCTCGACTTGTCCACAATAATCTTGCCATCCTCACGCATAGGAATTAATTTCCTAAGTGTTTCATAAAGATGCTCGTTAGTCTGTTTCTGACCTTTGGTTGATGGGTTGTTTTCCCATGTCTGTACAACAGCACCAAATATATCAATAAGTCCTGATGTCGGAGTTACATGAATATCGTTTCTTTGATTTAGCAACGCAGCTAAAACAGTAGAGCCTGAACGGGGAAGTCCTGATAAAAAATACATTATGATTGTATACAGCCCACAGCACCACCCTTTGATGGGTTAAGAATCCAAGTAGCTAAAGCACCAACTTGGACTGGTGAAGAACGATTAATTGTATTGTTTTGCCCTAATTGACCACTAGAATTACTACCCCATGTCCACAATGTTCCATCTGTTTTTAAACAACAATTACCAAATTCTGGAATTGACCAATTGGTTAATGCTCCAACTTGGACTGGTGAAGAACGATTAACAGTATCGCCTAAGCCTAAATTACCAGCATAATTATTACCCCATGTCCACAATGTTCCATCTGTTTTAACACACGCAGATTGGTTTGCTCCTGCTGCTGGTGTTGCCCAATTAGTATCAGAGCCTATTTGAACAGGAGAAGAACGAGAAATTGTATTATTTTGACCTAATTGACCAACATTATTATAACCCCATGTCCAAAGAGTGCCATCTGTTTTAACGCATAAACCTATATAAATGCCACAACTAGGTGTTTTCCAATCAGTTAAAGCACCTACTTGAACTGGAGAATTACGAGAAGCAGTATTACCCAAACCACACGCACCACTATTATTATAACCCCATGCAAAAAGTTTACCATCTGTTGTGGTAGCTAAAACACTTCCCCCTTGTCTTGGACTATTATCCACAGTTGCCCAATTAGTATTAGAACCAACCTGAACTGGAGATGACCTAGAAGTATTATTTCCTATACCTAATGTACCACCATTGTTACTGCCCCAAGACCATAGAGTTCCGTCTGTTTTAATACATAAAACAGAACTGTTACCAGCAGTTGGCTTTGCCCAGTCAGTTAATGCACCCACTTGAACTGGAGAAGAACGATTAATTGTATTGTTTTGCCCTAATGTGCCATAAGAATTCAAACCCCAAGCCCAAAGTTCTCCATCAGTATTAACTGCAAGAGTTGTATAAGCTGTGTTTATTTGCGACCATGTTGTTGAAGAACCTACTTGAACTGGGGAAGAACGATTAGCGGTATCGCCTAAACCTAATCTTCCTGCGTAATTCTCTCCCCACATAAACAACTTGCCACTTAAAACAAGAGCACCACCACTTTTAGCAAATAGGAAATTACGAGAACCAAACATTATCTGATTCCTTATGAAAGGTTTTGAATAGCACTACCATACCAATTAGTACCATCCGCTATAAAGCTGATGATGTCTACTGCGTTTGCTGTGGCTGTGATTGTAGGTGCAGTACCGCCAGCAAATTTAACACCTGTAAAGGTAGCAGTTGTTGGGTTTGCTGATGGTTGAGTAAGTTTTAAAATAAACGATTTTCCAGCAGTTGCAGTAGGCATCGTAAAGGTGCAAGGTTGAGATCCCGTTAGTGTAGCAGTTTGAACTGTGCCTGTAGTAATAACAAAGGTATGCGATGCACCGACTATACCAATAACTACTACTGTTTCTGTAAAGCCTGTAATAACAGGGGTGGTTATTGTTGGTGATGTGCTTAATACTACATTTACAGTACCTGTAGAAGTAGTAACTCCTGTACCACCAGAGGCTACTGGTAACGCACTAGACAAGCCAGTAATAGAGCCACCAGTAATCTTGGCAGCAGTCATGGTATATGTACCATCCCTAATACCATCTCCGCAGTCTCTAATCTGCGACATCATATCGCGCATAGTATCGTTTACTGCTGATGGAAGCATTCCCTCTGGCGCACCATCTGGAGGTGCTGCTGTGTTACTAGAAGGGGTTAGAGAATATTTTGTGTATGCCATGATATGTCCTTAATTATAAATACCTTATTCGCCAATTCCAAACGCAGCACCATAACCTAGATTTAGTGCCTTCCTTTGTAACTCTTTGCTAATTGGTTCAATATTTGTTGTAGATGCTTTACTCATTAATCTTGCTGCCAACTTAGGATCTAACATAGCATCAACCAATAATTCTCTTATTTGGTCATCTGTGCCATTGTAGAGCCAATTAAGTGGTGCTACTATCTTGTTTGTTGCTGCTGGTACTTCTCCAAACATCTGCTTTCCGATGATTCCACCAATAACATTGGCTGTAGAAAGATTCTTAAATGTGTCTGATCCTGGCACTTTGCCTGACCGATTTAATACTCCTGAGTCTATATCTCTACCAACTCGTTCTAGGATCTTTACTTGCATTTGAGACATATCTGTCTCTGTTGCTGCTGCTCGGATAGCCCTAACAAAGTTAGGTTGAGAAATCATAAACTGACCTACATTAATAGGATCAGGAATTGTAGAAAGAACCTTACCTCTAAATCCTTGGGCTGCTTCTACTTTTTCTATGTTCTTGCTTCTCTGAGCATAGACTTTTAAATAGTCCTTGTAGCCAGGTGCAGATGAATCAATAACATCATCTACAGATCGAATAACATTTTCTAATTGTGATTTTGCTTGGCTGTATGCAGAACCTTCTTTATCTAGCAAACCTTGTGCTGCTGCTCTTAAATCTTTACGAATTTCATACAAAGACTGAACCGAATCTGCTCGATTAACAGAGTTTTTAGCAAAGTTCATGGCATTCATAACTGTAGAACGCTTACCAGCAGGCGATGCCAAAATATCATCAATTTGTTTATTAACTACCAAAGAAATAGCTGATTGAATTTGCTCTGGTGTTTCTCTAGAAGCACTAAATGCAGCCTCTCTCATAGGAGCAGTAGCGGTCTCTCGATTAGCAACAGCAACCTTAATAGCATCTTGGTCTTTAGCAAGCCTATCTAAGATAGACATTCTTGCCTTATTAGCCTCAGATGCTTGTGCAGCAAACTTGCCTGTAACATCCAATGCGCGAATAGGAGTTTCTGCTGAAATTAAGCCTACATCTCTACTTGCTTGTGCTGTTGTTGGTGTATAGCCAGGCACTTGTGGTTGGAACTCTTGCATACGAGTAACAGCAGTCTCTGGTTCTCTTGCCAACTGTCGCAAGACATTCCCTGTAATAACTTCTCTGCCTGCCTTTGTAAATGGGCGAGCAGTCTCTCTAATGGCTCTGCCTGCTGCTGGAATAGCAGTAGTTGCTGTGCCAGGTGCTAACATACCGCCAAGCATTGCCAAGCCTAATTGACCGCCTGCACCAACATCTGCATATTCTCTACCAGCAGCCGATGCACCTGCACCACCTACCGCAGCAGACATTTGTAAAGGTAAATTTTCTACAAAGAACTTCTCTGCTACCGATGGTTGTGCTATTGCTTTTTGACCGACAGCCAATCCTCTTTGAACTAATGCAGCAGGAGCAGCAACACCTGATATAGCAGAAGTAATGTCTTGTATTACTTTCTCGCCTTTGGTCTCTGGCTCTGGAACTCCTGCTTGAGTTAATCCTCTTTGTAGAACTCGGCTAGGCATTTGTAACTGTGGAATCTCTGCTCCTGTTACTTTGCCTACACCACCGCTAATTAAGTTAATAAGTGTATTAAGAGCATCACCAGCAATCAATGGAAGTCCTGCTGCACCTGTAGCACCAGCCCTAGCAGTTAAACCCAATTGTCTAGCAAGGTCTTGTCCAAAAGTTGTTGTTGCTTTCTGTTCTTTTGGTTTTTCTTCCCCGCCAGATGCTCTGATCTGGGCTACCCTAGCTTTAAGCTCATTTGAATTAGGATCAACAGTATCAGGGATATTGTCAATCGTAATTCCATCTTCTGTAGTAATGGAATATGCCATATTAATAATTAACCTTAATATTCTTGCTTGGTAGTTTTGCTGGTGCGCCTAATGCTCGATTTGCATCAATTCCATAAGCAGAACCCATTTGTTCAAACTCTCCACGCTTTTGATTGTAAGCAGAAGTAGCTGTGCCAAACAATTGGTCTGATAATTGTTGGAAGTCTTTGCGCTGAGTATCTGTTAATTTAGTTCCATTTATACGCATTTGTGCGTAGTTTGTAGCTCTGTCTAATGCTCCTGATGCAGCCATTGCCATACCCAATTCAGACTCACGAACTACTGAGCCAGGATCAAGCAATTTCATAAACTTAGTTGCTGCTGCCAAATCGCCTGCTGGACTTGCTTGTTTTAGCGAGTCTGTAATTTGACCATAAGCAGATTGCATTTCACTATATGCTTTATATACAGGTTCTGCTGCAAATGTTTTCTTGAGGGTCATTTCATTTTCAAACCCCTTTTGCCCACCTGTCATATCAATAACAGTCTTAGGAGCAGACATTGTTTTAATCTTTTCGTATGCTGTTTTTTGCTCTGGTGTTAATTGCATAAAAGCCATTGCTGATTTAATGTCAGCAGGCAAATTATCTTGTTTAGCAGTAAGTTCTGCATATTTAGCAGGATCTGTAGCAGCTAAAAATTGCAATGCTGCTGCATTAGCCTTTACTGGGTCTACAGCAGTTGGCAAGTTTCCTCGTAATGCTGCAATAGTTTCAGGAACAGCCATATCGCCACCAAACTCAGGGCGAGAAAGCATCTCTAATTGTGATCCTTTTCCTGTAGCCATTGGAATAGCCTGTGGAACTTCTGCACTTTTTAGAACCTTTTGATATTGTTCTTGGGCTTGTTGTTTTCTTTTGATTTCACCCAACTGCATACCAGTTAACATCTGCTTTAGATTGCGATCAAATGATTGGTTATAACCTTCCATGCCTGCGCCTAATGCGCTACCTAGTATTTGTCCTGTGCTGATAGGCTGTCTTGTTTGTCCAGACTGACCTAGTAAGGCAATAGCAGCGTTTAATAGGGCTTGCTGACCAGCACCAGACTGCATCCGTTGTGTTTCGGCAGGACTAATAAACTGAGAATAGTCTGGTTGTTGTCCGAATAAAGCTGATAGATCAATTGCCATAATTTATCCTAGTAAAGAATTTGGATTTCTTGCTCTCTGTAGAGCTAATAAGTTATAAATGCCAGAGTAATCAACTGCGCCTTGTGGCATCTGTGTTCTACCGCCCATCTGCATTTGTGGCATCTGTTGTTGTGGTTGTTGTCTACCACCTAATAAGCCACTTGCTGCTCTGAGTCCTTGTAGGGCTTGACCAGCAGTTATTCTTTGAGATGCTGCACCTAAAGCATTAGATGTAAGACCTGTGCCTGCTAGTTCTCCTGCTGTATATGATTGAGACAATACCTGTGCAATAGCTTCTTCACTTAATCCTTGGGCTGCTAAATTAGCTGCATCTGCTGCAACAAAAGAATCTACACCTGATGCCGTAAGGTTCTGTGCAATAGTTGCCTCATTAAATCCACTAGTTGCTAGGTTAGATGCATCTGCTGCGAGTGTGTATGGTAATGCTTGTGTAGCTGCTTCGGCTGCTGCTGCCTCTGTTGCGCCCGATAATAATGCTGCTCCTACTGTATCTGCTGCTGCACCTTCTGCTGCAAGAGTTGCAAGTCCTGTTTCTGTTGCTCCAGTAAATGCTGCTTCCCCAGCTAATAAAGATGGGTCTAAATAACCAGTAGTAGCAGCAACAGCCAAAGCAGCAGGCAAAGCATAACCACCTGGTATCTCTCTGTTTACAAATTTATCTGATTCTGCAAGAACATTGCCTGCACCTTGAACTAAATCTTCTGCACCGCCTAGGATGCCACCGCTACCGCCTGATGTACCTAATACATCAGAGATTGCGTCTGTAATACCACTAAAAAATCCACCAAACCCACCAAAAAATTCTGGTAATCCTGTTATTGGGTTAATTGTGCTAGAACCACCAAGGTTTTTAAGTAAATTTGCTTCTGCTGGAGTAATATGGGCTAATAATGTGTCCCCATTTCTTCCATACTTTTTTAAATTTTTTGCAGATTTTTTAATGTTATTCATATCAGAAGAATCCACCGCCTAATAATCCACCACCTAATGCACCTAATGCTGGTGCAGCGTATTGATTACCAAAGAAACCAGAAACACCAGGAATCTGTCCCAATGCATAACCACCTAGACCGCCTGCTATTGCACCGCCAAGAACACCTGCACCACGATTCTGATAGGTAGGCGCGCTAGTTGTCTGTGTGCCATAGCTTCCTAATGGAGTGCCATAGACCGATGACAGATACCCTTGTAATTGTTGATAGGGTAACTGTTGTCCGAACTGATAACGAGCCAATTGTTCTTGTAAAGGTTGTGCAGAGATTGCTTCTTGTTGTGCGCCAACTTGACCTAATGCCTGAGAAGGTAGGAATTGCTGACCATAGAACTGAGGTGCTAGACCAGCCAACTGAGCTTGTTGCAACTGTGCCTGTTGTTGCAGTCCTCTTTCCTGTTGGTACTGAGTGCCTGCGATATTGGCTGTAATATCCCCTAGAGACCTCCCATAAGCCTCTGTAGCCGTTCCTAATGCTCTTTCCATACTACCGCTACCCAAACGACCAGACTTGCTGTAAAGGCTCGATATGCCTGGCAAAACGGATTGACTAAATTGTTGGGTTAGTGGGCGAGTGGCTGCCTCCATCATCGCTTGTTGATAAGGATTCGCATTTAAGAAACTACCACCAGCCGTTTGACCGAGCTGACCTAAAGATGATGTATAAGCCGATTGTGCTTGGGTTAAAAGTGGGCTTGCTGCTCGTGCCAATCTCTCTTGCTCTGCAAGAGCCTCGGTAGTCGCAACCGATGGGCTTACATAAGTTTGACCAGGATAGAACTCTGGTTGCGTACCTGTAAGAAACAGACTTTTCGCCTTCTCTAAACCTTCGGTAAGGTAGGGCAATAATGCTGGATCTACTGACGAGGTTTGTGTAGTTGTTGCCATAATTTTCCTATCCTACGATGATATATTTATAAGTCATACCTGATACTGAATTAGCAGGATGACTAATGGTTGCACTTCCTGATGTCGTTGCCGATATATAAGGCATTGTAAAAAGATTACTGGTATAGCCATTCGATGATAGATAACTCATTGTGGCTATGATGCTAGGTGTTGCTGGTCTAGTAGGTGAAGTATCTGTATGAAAATGCTCAATCGTTACACCAATATCAGATGGTCTCCAAACTAACTCTACATAATCGTTTTTCTCTAAACCAATAAAGAAGTTTAATGAGCCAATCATATGACTTGGAACGCCTGCACTTTTTCTTTGTGAGATACCAAATTTACTGTTTGATGCTGCTACATTAGTACCATTTTTTCTAAACCATACATCTACAAACTCAGGATCATTAACTGTGTTTTTAAACTGCACACTAAACTGAATGTTGTAGAGTCCAGAGTAACCTGCTGTTAGTTTCGTATTTGTTACTAGACTTGCACCTAATGCATAGTCTGTAGTGCTAAACGACATAATATTGGCTGCTGTAGTCGTTGTCGCAGCTTGGTCTGTATCATCTTGTACAGCTAAATAAGGGTAATACGCACTAGCAGATACATCATCTGCTGGCATTAGGATAATTACTGATCCTGAACCAATACGAGCATCTGTTAGTGTTGTAGTGCTTGCACCACCTGTAGCTAAAGTAACCGACCCTGTATTGTTAGTCTTACCATTCATAATGCCATTGACTACTTCAGCAATTCCACGCTGATCTGATCCGAATGGCGGTAAAACTCTAAACATTACCTAGTTCCTAGTTGGCTTAAATCAATGTCCAATCCTACTGCCGATGTCCAGCTACCTGTAGGTGTTAATTGTAGACGATGATACCGCCCTACACCACGCACAGACACTCTATTTTCGCTATCTGCTGCGGTCTGAGAGCCAAATGTTGTGGCTTCCGATAAAAGCCTACGAGATAACAAAGCTACCGACCCAGAGCCATCATCCACGATGGGTTTTACCATTGTGATTGAGGAAGTAGCACCTGGCACTTCTATATCGCCTGTTTCTAAGTAAGCTGTAGCGTTAGCACCTGTAAAAGTAACAATCTTTGCACCATCTACACCAGCTAACTGTAGTTTTCCACCAAGCCAAAGTCTGCTATCAAAGCTAGTAAGGATGGTTTCTAGTGTTCCGTAGGTATCCATGCCTTCTAAAGTAACCGCAGGAGTAGAGGTAGATGCTATTCTGTCTACAGAAGTAGTACCACTAGACCATTTTTGAGTCTGATAGTTGTAAATAAGTAGGCTATCAGGTGTAGCAGAACTATTGGATGCGTATGCCCAAATAATAAGTTTCTTAATTGGGTCTGCTGCTGCCGACATGAGGTACAAAGTACCTTCATCTACATTATCAAAGAAGAATCTGTTTACTTTCTCGCTACCAATAGGAATTACATTCTGTCCATCACAGGCATAAAAGCCATCATCGCCTAAGAAGAACGCTGTGCCACCATACTGAATAATAGAGTTAGCCTCATAACATCCTAAGTTACGACTAATGTTGTCGAACTGAAAGACTAAAGGACTGCCAATATAAGACATCCGATGGATTGCTCGATCCATAAAGATTAGACCAAACTCACCACCTGTAACACCGACTACAGAGCCACCATCGGGAATATCCTGAAAGTCTGCTTGGGTAGTAGCGGATTGAGTCCAACTAGCCTCATCGCCTAATGCTGACCATTGCACTCTATTTGGATAGCTTGATTGATAGCCAGATACTACAAAGTCGCGCACTACAGTTACATATCGTGCTTCTGGTGCATCTGCTGCAAGGTTTGCAAACAAAGAAGAACTGTTTAAGTTAAATCCCTGTAATTTATCAAAGCCATTAGCTGCAACAATTACATTACCAAACTGCGTAAATCTAAAACGCTGATCGGTAGGGGTTGTATAGTTTCCTGATTTTGATACATTGTCTAAAGACAAATCACCTGAATCTAATTTAAATAGTTTTGTAGAGCCACCAGCAAATACAGTTGTAGCTCCTGCTGTGGTCTTGCCTGCTACTACATTGTTAAGGTTCTCGGATGCTGATGCCGAATAATTTACAGCAATAGGAATAGCACCATAGCCGACAAGTTTAGGATAGACATTCTCTGCCCTACGCAGTCCATTAGTAAGACCTGGCTGATCTGGTGTCCACTCCCCAAATGATATTCTGCTTATTGCCATTGTTCTGTTCCACTAGATATTTGAGTCCAAGTTGTCGTTGTGGCTGTAATTCCTGTCCACGACTCTGATCCTGCTGTTTGTGCTGTCCATGTTGTAGAACTAGCTGATATACCTGTCCAAGCCTCTGAGCCTGCTGTCTCGGCTGTCCAATTATCGCCTAATCTATTACCACTTGCGACTACTGTTCCGTTTGCTGTTATTGATCCACTTGCGGAATAGATTGCAATGGCTTGTGCATCGACATACGCTTCTGCAACAATGATGCCTTCACCAGCAAACTCTACATTGCCATTACCTACTACTGTGGCTGTTGCTGTTATTTCTGCAACAGATGTTCTAACTCGAATAGCATCAGACTCTGCACTTGCATTGCCTGTAATTGTCGCTTCACCTGTTCTAACTCGAATACCTGTACTTTCTACGCTTGCTTCTACAGTAACACTAGCAGATGCTGATCCTATGATTTCAATTGCTGTCGCATCAACTGTTGCAACTGCATTGATTAATCCTTCTCCAACAAACACTCCAATTGCTGCTGCACTAACTGTGGCATCCGCAGTAATGTTTGCTGATCCGCCTCTAACAGCAATACCATCAGCGACTACTGCTGCATCTGCGGTAATGTCTGCACTAGCAAACCTTGTTAATTGTCCTGCTGCTACTACAGAAGCATCTGCTGTAACAAGTGCCTCACCTGTGCGCTGACGAACACCATCCGCAGTAACTGTAGCATCTGCTGCAATAGATGCAGAGGGGAACTTAACGCACAGCGTATTCCATACAGGATCATCAAACGATATGGTAAATGTATCTAAATTACCAAGTCTATCAAGATCGTCAAGAGTCCAATTACCGCATACTTCGTCTGTTTCCCAAGTATGGTCGAACGAGTATGGTACTTGCTCTAAAGTCCCGAACTGATCTAACTGTTCGAGAGTTAATGGCATTAGGCTAGGGTAACTGAAAGGCTACCAGATGCAATCTTAAAGATGTCTCCTGTATCAATAGCCTTAGATGTTGTTAAAGGTGTGTGATACAAAAGATTACCAGTAGTAAGTGCATCCAAGATACCAATATGACTAATCGTTCCCCAAGAGGTTGTGGCTTGGTCGAATGTAATGTCTGCTGTAGTTACCGATGCACCATTGCTAGGCGCGCCAAAGGTAGCTGATTTACGAGCATAAGAACCACCAGTACACTCTGTGCCTGTATTAGCATCTGTTGGGTCGCTAGTGTAGAGACCAACATAGACTACAGATGGAGAGGTAAAGGTTGTTGCTCGTATAGTTGCATTTACTAGTGCATTCTCTAGGTAGTTTGACATTTCAGCCATGGTATTTCCTTATCGTGAAGTTACGCGCATTTGTAATGGAACACCCGAATACTCACCATTTTGGTCAGCATTAGAGATATTTTGAATTGCTCTGTCGTACAGGGTTGCCCATGTCTGACTTCTTGCATCGTTAATTAAGTATGGCTCTGCTTCTAAAAGCGAGGCATAGAGGAGAGCATCTGGATAATTAGCAAGAAATACATTGCTTGCATTACTAGTAGACAATACAGTAGGTTTAGCATAATAGAGGATCTCCAATGTATATGCTGTGTCTGGCTTTGGTGCTAACTCAAACTCGCTTGCCAGGATTGTGTAATAAATAGGTTTACCACTCTCGTCTGCTGGTGCATCTCTAGTAAATGTACTAGGAGACATATAGGTAATTGGGTATCTTGGGCTACCTTGGATATGTAAGTCTCGAATCTCTAAAAAGTCTGTAGGTAGGGCTACTTTGCCATCACCACTTACTGTAAGCGCGGTTGCTGACTTTAACATCTGCCGAGTGCGTAGGTCTCTTGCCATGCGTAGCTCTGCAAAACTAATAAAATCAGGGATAACCGATGTTAAGTCTGTTCGACCTAAGTAGTTAGCCACCGATGCTTTCAGATCGGTAAAGTTTGTGTAAGCCATGATTTCCTAATCTTTTGGTAGTTCGATGTTATGCCATCCATAGACATACTGCCCAATATGCTTTATCTGTTTGGATAGATCGTGATCTACCCAAGTATCAACTCCTTCATCTTTTGCTTTAATGCAAAAGTAAATGTCCTCACCCAGTATCTTGTTGTTTAAAAGCTGTTCAAAGTAGAAGTAGGGTTTTTCCATCTTTTTAATGACACTCTGTTTAATCAACATAATTCCACAGCCAATCCCATCTACTTTCTCAACACCTGACTTAGCATTAGAGTAGACCGCTACCCAATCTACAGAGCCATCCTCGTTTATATGGATGTTCCTAGCTGTAGGGTTAACGGGTTCTGCCCTTGTAGTTGCATTGACCCCAATAATATCTTTATCGTGAGCCATCAATATTTTTAAAGTATCTTGTGGAAACCTCATATCTGCATCTACAAAGAGCAGATAGTCTGCCTTGTTTTCTAGTGCTGTTTCTACCAACTTATTCCTCTGGTCAAATATTAGTGTTCCAGAGCTAGTAAACAGGTCTATATCGTGTTTTGTGGTCTTAATGGTATACGCACACATTGCTACTAAATCAAACGCTGTAGCGACTTCCATTTGCCCTCTAGCTGGCATT